GTTAGTATAGATAGAGATTAAATTTTAACGTTGACATACCTTGAAGTTATGCTATACTTGACATAAGCCCTTAGGGTGAGCAAACAAAACAACTTGAAAGGATTGATAAAGATGAAACTGACCAATCGACAGATTATGAAAGAGGCCCACCGAAGGGCAAAGCAATATGAAGGAGACTATCAAGCATGTCTAGCCCTAGCACTCCGCGAAATCTACCGCGAACAAGGAGATCTAACATGCTCAGATAATCTGGAAGAAGAAGAAAACCAGTGGGAAAAACTTTTCGAATTTGCTCACAGACTAGGTGTCACAAATATATATCGAGCCGGGCTCGACGATGTATACGATCCCCATCAAGAAGGCCCAGACCTAGCTCAGCAAGCTCTCGGAGAGTTTATTGAGAAATATGGAACCCTCGATCTCGATCTAAATGAGGCTAAGAGAGAGATAGCTATGAGAGTAAGATCACGGGCCTATGATCTGATCCGAAAGGAAGGCAGAAAATACGAACAGGTAGGCGGTGTCTCCAGCCTATACGCTGGATCACACACAGCACTTAGACACTACACAGAAATCGGGATGGAGTCGGTAACCATGGACACTGCAAATAACCCCGTACGCTATGCCATACACTCAGAAAGACTGCAAAAACTAAAAGCCAATCTCAAGCCGAAAGACCGAAACATTTTCGGCTACCTCCTCGAAGGTTATTCCCAAGCTGATATTGCAAGAATGACAGGAAGGTCAAGGATGTCAGCTTCCCGCGACGTAAAACGCATTAAGAAGGTTGCACAGTCTATATAAATCCATCCGTTACAGATTGGCTCCTGTTTCGTAACATATAGCAGGAGCCAACAAACACCCAAGGAAGGATGATTCAAATGATGAAAGACTGCAAATACTTCGCAAGGGAAGCATGGAAGGAACCGACTGGAATATCCACCGCTGAAGGAGCTGACGAAAAGATGACACTTTGCCAGTGCCATCTTTTCCAGTCGGTAGAAAAATGTAACACCGACTGTGAGGATTATGAACCAGGTGAATCGATACAACCAGAATGTAAAGGATCAAAAATCGGTAGGGATTTTGACAAAATTCATTAAAGCTAGCCGTTACAAAATCCTTATCGATTCGTAACATATAATAGGAGGGTGATGATAAAATGAAAAACGAAGTCAGACAATTTCAGAAGTTATTGAACAGTAAAGTCCAGAGATTGTACAGCCCGCAAAAGAATCATCCCGCATTCCTTCGAGCAATGCAGGAGTATGAACACCATATAAAGACAGGTGTTTCGGATACCGAAATATTGCGGGAAGGTATCCGATACGTTGAAAACTGTAAGGAATATGATGACATTATGTGCACTGTGTGCAGTCATGTAAATTCTTCAGACTGCAACGAGTGCACAGATACAAGCAAATTCTCCCCAGACTTCAAAGCAATAAGAAGATCACGATAACCGTTACAAAACCCTTGCCGATTCGTAACATATAAATAGAAAGGAATGATAAAAAATGAAACTTTTCGAAATAACTAGTATAGGTTACTTTGATGAAGTTGGCGTGATGGTAGCTGCTCGCAGCATGCGGGAGGCGTTCCATCACGCGAAACACAACGAGAATATTAGAGGAGGTGAGGAACGCGAAATAAAAATCAAACAAATCCCCGCTGTAGAATTTGACGCTGACGATACTAGAACGATTGAAAGACATTATCATGAATACATTAATTTTTAACCGTTACAAATTGATAACGGTTTCGTAACATATAGTAGAAGCGAATTGATTGGACAACACCCGACAGCAGCGAAAAATGGTTGCTGTCGGTGATTGGCTAATCAATTATAAAAAAGAAAGGAAGATTCAAATGAAAGCTAAAGAAGTTTTTGACGGTGCTAGATTAGTTAAATTTAATGAGGATTATATCGCGTATGTTTGGCACGGCGGGCTGACTGTCAACATTTTCATTCTTAATGAAAATAATGACTGGTTAGCAATCGATTGCTTCACCATGCACCCAGATGAGGACCTTTCTTACGAATTCCCGAAGAAGGATCCCGAAGATGTAGAAATGCACATTAATGATTTTATTGATGATTATACTGAATATGTTAACTCAATCGACTGCTAGATTAGCCGTTACAATTGACCTGAAAATTCGTAATATATAGACAGAAGGGAGGATTGATTGACTTGCAGGGAGTAGGAGCCAAACGCTCCTGCTCCTCACTGGTTAATCAATTAAACCGAAAGGATGATAAAAAATGATGAGGCAGGAAAGTTTGAAGAAAGTATTGGAAAATAACGGCGGAATGATCGTATCAGAAGGTACACTAAGGGCAGAGGATATGTTTCAGACTCTCAGATATATCATAGAAAAATATGAGGAATTCGACAGCAAAAAACTGAAACACGAATTTGATTTGGGGGAAGAACTGATAGAGAAAATCGAGCAGGAAGATGATAATTACTACCAAGATGTATTAGAACTAAATGACATAGTTTATTTACTGGAGGATCATGTCACCGCCAACACTCCAGAAGGATTTTGCTGGGGTACGGCAGAAGGTGATGGAGCTTGCTTCGGATTCTTCTGTGCTTGCCCTAGATGCACAGATATGGAAGGATGCGAGGAATCTGAGGCGGATAAAATCGACCAGCACGGAATGTGTTGGGATTGCAAAAATTATGAACACTTCGATGGGGAATGTCCTTACTGCTACGTTCAGTAACCGTTACAAATTGACCCGAAATTCGTAACATATAGTGAGGGGTGAAAGTTCACTCCTCACTAAAACTATATGAAAGGAATGATAAATTATGATGCATTGGAAAGTTGAAAGAACAAATAATAAAGACTTGGTTTTTGAAGGTAACTGTTTGAGTAGGTATGACAATGGTGATGATATATTCACAATTTACAAGACTAAGGAAGAAAGGTATATACTGGAAATAATTTATAAACCGTCAACTGCATCCACCTACAGGGAGGGAATGATATTTGTAAACGTAACTGACCTAATAGAAGAATTGAAGATATTATCTCAGAATAGATTTAACTGTCCTTTTTATGATGGTTTTAAGGAGTTGTTATGGGGTGCTGGGCTTCAACATTTAACAGAAAGGAAGGTGAGATAGAATGAAGTCTTACCAGACTAAAATACCTATATTTAAAGAAAGTACTGTGGATGATTACGAACATGGCGAATCCTCCAGAGAACGTCAAGTGGTGCCTATAGATATACAATTTAAAGGTGATACAGTCAAAGAAGTGGTTAAAGAGATAAAAGAATTCCATTGTGTGAGTGATGATTACCTCCTCATTGAGCCATGCGGGGAAACTGGAAGAGTAGACGTCATGATAATGGAAGACCGCGACGGCATTAAAATGGAAAAAGGAGATAGGAATTATCAGCAATGGGTAAAAGGTGAAAAAACTTTATGGAGTGCAATCTACACTTATTATGTGCAAGAAGTTAGACCTGCATCACTGAGTTAATTGGCTTGCGGGAGGTAGAATGAAAATATTCTACCTCTCTTTGGTCAATTAACCGTTACAAATTGACCTGAAACTCGTAACATATACCAGAGGAGGAGATAAAATGAAAAATTTAGTCGGTTACTATTATGACATTTACAATCCAGAAACAGTTTTTTGCGTTGAGTGTGCAGAAAAACACTCAACGCAGAACAACCTTGAGATCGAAGATTATTTGCCGTTGTTTTATTACCATGACGTTGATAGCCCTTTGCACTGTGATGAATGCGAAAAATTAATACCGCTGACAATGACTGAGGAAGGTATCGACTACATACTAATGTCGCTTATAGGCTATGTAGTCGATGGTCACGGTAGGCAGGAAGTGATTACCGAGTGGTTGAGAGAATACGAGCATGATATTGTTCAGCGTATGGAAAAAGACGCTGAATGGTTTTTCGAGAATATAATCATGGAGGTGGTAAAATGACAGTTTATGTATCGATGGAGGATAGAGTTATGGGCGGATTGATGAGTAATGAACGCGGATGGTTTTTTAATGAGGACAGGGAAGTTGAAATTATTATCAACAAGTTGATATTTCAGTGTGCAGATGAAAAGGAAGCTGAGATTGTTTATGACAACGCAAAGAATCGAAGTGATATGCAAAATATTAGAATACACAAAACGGATGAACCACCACAACCACAACCAAAACAGGATGAAAATACCAAACTGTACATTGAATATAAAACCAAAGCAGATTATCCCAAATTTTACGAACCGGGTAGATTCGCTCGGCTTGCAAGCGAAAGAAAGGGGGATAGATAGCATGAAAGTAGACAAGATTCAGGAAAAGGTTCGCGAATGGCTCGAAGGCGACAATAATCTGTGGAACGAAGGGCAGAACTTGCTTCGTCTCGCACTGGAATATCCATATACGGATGACGAGGGATGGAAGGAACTTGCAGAACACGCAGGAGATCTCACTGTGGAGGAAGTTGTGCAGGACTTATTCGGGAAGATCGGGCATTCAGACACTCCGGGCGATTGGTTCGAGTTCGCGGAAGGCATGAATTGGGGACTGTTCGACAGAGAACCGCACGAACCAGGGGAAGGCAACATTCAAGTGAGAGAAAAAGATGGAGATAAGTTGAAGGACGCCATGGCTGACATCCTCGACGAAGTGTATCGAGACATGGAGCTTGTCCAACCCGAACCAAACTGGCTTGGCTGGGCACAACAAATGGACACAGCAACTCTCGCTGAGATACTTATAATCTTACGTGACGACTACAGCTGTCAGCACTATGTAGCCCAGCGGGGGTTGATATAAAATGAAAGCTAACCGTTACAAATTGACCTGAAACTCGTAACATATACCAGAGGAGGAGATAAAATGAAGTGTCCGAAGTGTTGGCAGGAACAATTAACATTGGTACAGGCGAAGAAGTCTCATTATCACTATGATATTAGGGATGGCGAGGTACACGTCGGTTTCGAACCTGAATCGATGGTTGAAGAACAGCAAGAAATACTTGAGGAGTTTGTTTACTGTAATGGTTGCGGTACCAAATTCAAAGCAACTGATAATGAAGGTGTTTGTGTGAATGTGAATGGTACTCTCATTGAATACAGGGAGGTGGGAAAATGAAGGATGAATACAGAAGAATCAGGTTCTGGATTAACAGATCAGAGGAAATATACCATTTACACAAAGATCTGGCAATTAAGGAATTGCAGATAGCCAAAGACAGAATAGACAAAGCAATTGAAGAGTTAGAGGAACTATGATCGTAGGTTACAAGTTGAGTGAGGATAGGCAGGTATGTTTGGATTGTTACGAGAAGATATCTGAAGAAGAATTACAATTCACAATGAATAAGAAAATTATTAAATATATCCATCACGATACTCCTTTACACTGCACAGATTGTCTTGTACTCATACCTGTTTATCTCAGTGATAATGGTTTGGAGTATATACTCGAAAGAATAGACAGTTATATGATTGATAATATAGGCAGACCTGACGTGTTAAACAGATGGATAGATCATTATTATGAAGATTTACTGTACTTTGACCAGAGATACACAGTGGGGGTATTACTTTCAACAGTTGAAAGATTTTTGAAGAAAAGAGAAATTAGTTTAGAACACAGAAAAGATTCCGAAAATAGAGAGGAAGGATATTAATGAGTAATTTTGTGAGATTATCTGGCATGAATGGGAAAGAAATATACCTTAATTTAGGTAAAGTTTATTATTTTACTGAAAGGGATGATTACTTAACTGAGATATATTTGAGTTTGAAAGCGATAGACTACTCTATTGTGGTGGAAGAAACACCAGAAGAAATTCTTAAAAAGGAGGAGGAGGAAAATGAATTTTGATTTTTTCGAACACACACATATAGAGAGGATGATGAATAATGTTAATAACTGTAGAAACCAGTGAAAGTATACGGGAAATGATAGGGGAAGGCATACTACATGGGGAAGTGATAGATGTCAGTGTTCATCCGATTGATGAGACAATCAAAATCTTGGTTGAAAAGGGAGCTTACACTTACGTATTGGAAATAAAAGTAGATTGGATTTACTATGAAAGAAATCTATTTTTAGATATGTCTAAAAAGGAAGAGTGAGAGGAGAGATAGTGATGTTTCTTAGTTTTCACAGGAATGACTACGATAACATGGAGATTGATTTACACGAACTGGACAGCGGTAATTTTTCCTTGAATGTAACATTCAAGAAAGGATATTGCGGAGTCTTTAATCAATCACTATTTTTCAAAGACAAGGAAGAGATCATGGAATTTATCAACACTATGACTGAAGCGTTGGAAAAAGGACAAGCTTTACTAAGTTATGAGGAGGATGAAGAATGAAAGACATTGATGTTGCATTACAATCAAGAATGGAAACTGTACACAGGATACTGGATGCTGAGCGGGGTGAAGAATATCCTGATGATCTACCTTACTTTAATGAGTTAGGTCTATCTGTAGAGGAAGTGGCTGACGATATAGACTATGTGGCATGGGTATTGTCGACAGGCGGACCGCACGAGGAAATTAGATTCTATCTTGGCTATGATGTGGAGCGTCAAATACCTAAACCTATCAAATTTACATTTGTGTTAGCTGAGTGGGGAAATTTTGAGCAAAAACAAATTACCGAATCTGAGGACAAGAAAGCACTGCATCAAATATTCTATAGATTATACGGAGGTGTCCACGAATGACGTTTACTGTACCAGATGGTTTTCACCTGCCGACGGATAAATGGGAGTGTCTGGATTGCGGATGCGAATTCTTCTGTGACTTGGGTGATGATTGTCCAGATTGTAAAGGTACGAATGTAGTAAGGAGTGATAAATAATGGAGGATATTATTAACACCATATTATGGGAAGCTGAGTACAACGGACCATTGCATATGACAGATATAGAGAAAATACTTATTGAAAATGATACCTGTCCATGGTGTTTTTCTCCGCTACGTCAATTGACTGCCGACGAATACAGGGAAACGCTAGACCCCGGTCACAATGTTTATGAAACTGTAGTTATTGGTTTGGAATGTGACATATGTGACTGGAAAGAAGATTTTTGAGAAAGGGGAGTGTTGATGATGAGAGCAAGTTTGTGTGAAAAGTGCGGGGAAGTATTTGATACTTACACTTCCCCGCCCAAATGCTCCGGTTGTGGGGTGAGAGGTTGGAAGTATGTTAAAATGGGTCATTGGGATCGAGCACAGATAATAGCCCGGAGATACGGAATGAGTACTGACACAGTCGCTGAAGCGTTGGCGGAGATACATGAGGATCCGGAGGAGGCAATGGGTGAAGTTATCGAATCACCTGATCTTATCTTTAAAATACTGCAAAATGTGGAGGTGTAATTATTATGGATTGTCCAGTGTGTGGGGAGGAAATAATACTGGTTAAAGTGGAAAAGAAGATAAATTTTTATCGTATGCCATGCGGATCCTCACCTTATTCACCAGTAGATTTAACAGAGCAGTATTTCAAATGCTTCAGTTGTGGTTTGAAATACGATCCAATACCTCATAGTTATATAATTCAATACGATGAAGATTACTATGTATCATCTATGGAGGAAAAATAATGGAACTGTTAGCAGAGTTTGTTGAAGGTGAGAAATTAAGTGCATTATTAAAGACAATCAGTGCGGAAATTGTTAACAACATGGATAAAGAAAACTTCGATAAGTATCTCAACCTTCGGGATGAACTGGAGGAGGTGATAGATGAAGACATTCCCGAAGGTATTGTTATCTCAACACTTGTGGATCTGTCGATATTGAGAGCGTTGGAATATATTGAAGATCTGACAGTATTTGAACGTAAAAGAGTGCATGAAATACTTGCTGAGGAGTTGCATGAATAGGTAAACTATGGTAGTATAGAGTTACGTCTCGATTAACACAACTTAAGGAGGTATTAAAAAGATGGTTAAACCAAAAAACACTACAGTAGGCTCACGGCTGTATTTACCGCTAGCAGATCATAGGAGGTTGAAGAAGTTTACGAAGAAGATAGGCATAAGTATGGCAGAGTTTAATAGGCAGGTAATTATGTGGGCTATACGCGAAAGTCCTGAAAAGCTGGTTGAGTTGGGAGTGGACATACCTTACAGACCGAATAGACCTAAACAGCAGAGTATACTGGAGGAGGTAGAGGAGGAAATCAATGCTTAGACTTGATGATTACCAGTTAGAAGGTATTGATTTTCTTCAGAAGGGTAATAAACTGCTTGGAGATAAAATGGGGTTGGGTAAGTCTGCTCAGTCTATCGTAGCAGCTGACGGAATACTCAACCAACAACCTTCTTACTGGAAGGTACTGGTAGTGACAAAGAAATCAATGATAGTCGAATGGAAACACGAAATAAAAAAGTGGTCAAACAGGTCAGTCGGTATACTGACAACGCAATCTGAATATCCAGAAGATGCGGATTTTATAGTCACTAACTACAGAGCACTATTCAAATGGGATCTGAATAAGCATCACATTCTTATAGTTGACGAATCACATAAAGTGAAGAATAGAAAGACAAAGACGTTCAAATGTGTGCGAGATTTAGCCCGTAAAGCGGAGTACGTTTGGCTTCTCACAGCTTCACCGAGTCCTAACGGTCCAGAGGACTTGTGGGCACAGTTCAATATACTTGACCACAAAACTTTTCCGAGTTTCTGGAATTGGGCTAATATGTTCCTGTACGTATGGCATAATGGATTCGGTATGGAGGTTGGAGAGGTCAGACCTGATGCCAAGGATATATGGGATAAATACAGGGATACGTATATGCTACAACGCAGTAAAGATATACTTGACCTGCCACCGTTGTCGATGGAGAGCGTCCGCGTAGGTTGGAGAAACAGACAGCTTGAGATGTACGAGCAGATGAAGTATTCAATGATACTGGATATGGGAGATAAACTGGAATTGACTGACCATGTACTATCTCAGTTGACGAGATTACGTCAGATAGCCACAGATCCTGTTACAATTAAAGAGGATCTGGGAGGGTCTGGTAAAACTGAATGGATAAAAGAGTTTGCTGAGGATACGCAGGAGCAGGTATTGATATTCAGTCAGTTCTCAACCTACATTGACCATATAGTGGATGAAATAGGGGATGGTGCAGATAAATTGATAGGTAGTATGACATCAAGTCAACGTGACGCGGTGATAAACTCCTTCCGGCAGGGTAACACTCAGTTTCTATGCGGTACTATAGGAGCAATGGGTGAGGGATTGAACCTCCAACAAGCTGAGATAGTTATATTTTCAGACTTACCGTGGACACCAGATGAATTCCAGCAGGCATATTCCAGAGCACACAGACGGGGGCAGGAGAATCCCGTGCACGTTATCAAGTTGTTGAGTGAGGATTCTGTGGACGAGTATATGGACGAGTTGTTACACAAAAAGGACAGAATTATCAGTGAAGCACTGGCACAGAGAACTATTCTGGAGCGTATCAAGAAGGAGGGGTTTAGTCAATGATAATTGAACCTACAGAGATACAAACCTATCTTTTATGTCCAAGGATGTGGCATTTTCGGTATATACAAGGTCTATCATCAAAACATCCTTCTGATAAATTGTTTCTTGGTAGTGCTGTTCACCACGCACTGGATCATTACTATGAGAAAGTGTGGACAGGTGAAGAACCTGCTGAAAATACTATAGGTAAGTATAATGAATGGTGTCTTGACAGGATAAAAGAGATACACCATGACATAGGTGATATACCGCCAGAAACCTACGAAGAATTGAAAGATGCACAAATTCTGGGTGAAAAATTACTAGTGGAGTATATCAATCACTACAGCAAGGGCGAAGGTATGATAGACCAAGTTATGTATGTTGAGGAGCCGTTTGAATTAACAATAACTGACAATGTGTCAATTGGTGGAAGATTCGATATGGTTGTATCGGATGAACATGGATTTTATTGGGTAGTTGACCACAAAACTACAGGACAATTTATGAAATATGATTCTCTCAAGCGTGATGTGCAAATGAGAACCTACGCCGTCGCTGGTGATGCTTTATTTGATAACTTCAAAGGTATTATAGTCAATCAATTACGTAAATCCAATCCTGACAGAGCGAGAGTACCTGTACTGAAAAGGGAAAGGATACCATTTTCCAATAACGAGCATAAGAATATGATAGGTAATTTACAAAGTTACGCTGAACGTATAGGTAGTGAGGGTGAGCAGGTACCACCGCCTTCCCCGGATATGCACTGCGGTTGGCGTTGTCAGTTTAACCAGTTGTGCGAGATGATGGAAACTAACCTTCAATCTGCTGAGGAAATACTTGAACTTGATATGATTAAACAGCATTGGAAGTTTGATAGACAACCTAACTATCTGAAGGAGGGTTAAAGTGGATAGAAAAGAACTGGAAAGAGCAGTGCTTGAAAACTTTATTTACTATCTTCACGATCATCCCGTAGGTTATAAGGGTATGGCTACTGGTAGTGAAAATCAGGAGGAAGTTGACGAAAAATATCGTCAATACCTGTCAGATATACCTCTTGAAACCTGTTATGTGGATGCTTATGCAATGATGATGGCAGGTGCTGAAGTGTTAGCACTTGGATTGGTTGAAGTGATGGTAGAAAACGATATTTCATATGAAGAAATATTTGAACAGTATGAGGAGGTGGGGATAGATGGTCAGTCTAAAGGCGAAGATAGGAACGTCAACAAGGATACCTGATACAGTAAATGCACTGATATTTGGAGATTCGGGAGCAGGTAAAACATATGCACTCAGCACAGCTCCCAAACCTTTGTTGATTGCCAATGTTGATAACAGTATAACTTCGCTACCCCCTTCTGATGATATATACATTTACCCTGACCCTGAAACTGAAGGCAGACCTATACGCACTTGGGAAGAACTGGATGAACTACATTCCTATCTGGAACAAGGAGGGATAAAAGAACTAGGGATAACTACCTATGCTATTGATACTATCACTGAAGCAGGTCACTTACTCAGTGAGAATTTATTGAGTAAGGAAGGACCTACTGGAAGAGTACATGAAAGGGTGATGTCACAGGCAGATTATGGTTTATTTGGTTCTTTGATGCTCGATGAAGTTCGTAGAATAAGAGATTTACCAGTTAATACTATCTTGACAGCACAATGTAGAGATGATACTGTGGAAAAACCAGAAGGTGGCAGAGAGATGTGGCGGATGCCGGATTTTGGAGCAGGACAGCAAGCTTCTCAGAAATCCCCTACACAAATGGATATGGTCGGCTACATTGGTGTCTCTTCTGAGGATATGGAGACTCGCAAACTACTTGTACAACCTGTGAACAATCGGAAGGCAAAGATCAGAACCCGGAGTGGTAAAGAAACACCAACTGTTATTGAAAATCCCAATTTAGAAGAAATTTTCAATCTCATCTATAAGGAGGATGAATAAAATGCCTAAGATTATTGTTGACCGTAGTCAGGAAGTCGATCTCACACCACCAGCACCCGGAGTTTACAACGTGAAAGTGGACACATCCGAATCTGAAGTGAAGCAAGGTGCAAAAGCTTGGTACTTCACTGCCAAACTGATTATAGAAGGCGGTGAGGAAGATGGTAAGCCAGTAAATGGTAACTTCATGACCACGGGTAGAGGCACCTTCCGTACCACAGAATTGTTGGAAGCTGTAGGTATGGATCCCGGAGATTCTAATGAAATTCAAATTGATACGGACGAGCTTCATGGTAGACGTTGCCGTGCGGAGCTAGGACCTCAAGAGGACAATCCTCAATTCCCTGAAATCAAGAATATCATGCCGTTAGAGGATGTTAAAGACGACGAGGGAGAAGGCGTTGACTTCTAAATAGCACATAAGGTACGCCTTATGCGAGCAGGGGTAGCCGTTACTACCCCTGCTCCTGCTTCTTGAGAGGAGGAACCTCCGTTGTCATATAGCCAGCTATATGCTAATTATATTTATATCACACCCCAACCCAACTCGTCAGGGGAAATATATGGGCACTGCCCATTCCACAATGATCGCAACAAATCATTCTCTTTCAATGATAATACTGGTCTCTGGTACTGTTTTAGATGTGAGTTAGGCGGTACTCCTGAATATTTCGTGGCCAAGATGGAAGAGATCTCAATGGCAGAAGCTCAGAGGAAAGTACAGCAGGTACTTGGAGAGGATACATTACCCTCCAACCAGTTAATTACTGAGTGGGAGGATAATCTAAGAGATTCACCGTCTGTGCAGGCATATCTTAAACGTAGAGGTCTGACCGAAGAGGAAGTATGGTACGAAAATGAGTTAGGTTGGGATGGTGAGCGTTTAACCATCCCTATCCGCAATAAAGAAGGCGAATTACTGAACGTGAGAAGGTATTCAGTATCAGGTGAGGATCCAAAGGTATTGAACTGGCCGGGATTCGGTCAATGCGAAGTATGGCCTATCGAACAATTGGAATATTCCGATCAAATATTGCTATGTGCAGGCGAGATGGATACGCTGTCCGCAATTGAGCAGGGATACCCCGCTGTAACAGGTACAGGCGGGGAAAACGTATGGAGACAATCTCTATCTACTCTCTTTTCCGGTAAAGATGTTTACATAGTATATGATGGTGACGATATTGGAGAACGATCTGCTCAGGATAGGGCTATAGACTTATCAGATTACGCTAAATCCGTGTATATAACTCATCTTCCCAAAGGTAAAGATGTTAATGACCTTCATAAAGAAGGAGAGGATTTACAGGAGTATCTTGACCGGGCTATCCTTATCGGAACACCCGGAGCACGGGTAGTGGACGGTGAGGAATTACTCAGAGAAGCCGAATTAGAAGCACAGATGCCTTGGATAGTTGATACTCTCATCAGACCCGGTTGGTTAGGTGTTTTAGGTGGCCACGGTAAGGCGGGAAAGACCACGTTATCCATGCACTTGTTTGAAGCACTGAATAAAGCCGAAGAATTCCTCTGTTATGAAGTGGATGAACCAGTACCCACACTTTATGTTTCCTATGAGATGTCTACACCTGATTTATTGAAAATGTATTCCGAAATAATATCTCAGAACCCTGATTTATGGCCTAAAACTGTTCTGGATCCTCCTAAACCGTTGGAACCAGACGATTTGAAGCCGTTTTTAGGTACTGAACCCGGCTTAGCAGTAATAGACTCTGCCACACCCGCTTTTGGACTTCGCGGTGAAGCTGAGAATCAATCTGGAGAGGTAGGACACTATCTCAGAGGTATACAAACTCTTGCCAGACGAACTGGATGGACATTTATAATTATACATCACCTGAAAAAGTCTGCGGATGGATCAATTATGGATCTTGCAGGTTCACGAGAGTGGTTTGCAGCTCCTGATGCACTGATGATCTGGTCAAACGACAACGAAAAGCAGGACAAGCCCGGAGAATTGGTGGTTGACGGTCGATTACCTCCAAGAGATCCTTTAAAAATCCAGTTGAAATGGGATAACTTGAAATATCTGGGTGAAAAGCCGGATGTTGAGGAGTCAGAGACTGAAAAAGAGGTAGTCAAACTGCTAAAAGATAATCCCGGACAGACTTTGAAAGCGATTATGAAGGAATTGGACAGACCGCGAACCACAATCTGGTCAGTTCTGACGGAAGGTGATTTTCACAGATTAGGTACAGGTAAGAAAGGAGATCCTTACCGCTGGTATCACGTCAGTAATTTACCTAAAGAGGGGAGGGATTATTAATGGCATTTTTCAGTAAAGATCCAGTACACTGGCATGAAGATCTTGAACTGGTTTTACGAGTGGCTAACTGTGCTGTCGATAGAGATATGTTCAAAGACGAAGCCGAAGTTGTTTATTTTTTCGAGAAGCCACATAAATTTAACGAATTGTACGAAGCGATGCTCAATGATCGGGATTGGTGAGATATGTTTTTATTGGGAGAGGAAGTTCTGGCGGTAGTCATGATGTTGGCTACCGCTTATTGTCCCTGTGCATCCTGCTGTGCTCCATATGATGATGGTATCACGGCTATGGGAACTGAAGTAACTGAAGGTAGAACCATAGCAGGCCCACCTGAATGGCCTTTAGGTACTGAAGTGTACATAGAAGGTCGGGGAGTTTACACAGTCGAGGACAGAGGGGCAGCTATACAGGGAAATCGGATAGACATTTATATGGATTGTCACGATGATGCACTCAGATTTGGGAGGAGGAATAAACGAATATGGATTCTGAAATGGGGGAAGGAAAAATGAAGTCAGAAATACTCGCGTTTGATCCCGGTAAATCAATTGGATGGTGTAGATTAGTTCCGCCACTCGAAATACTAGAGTCAGGTACTTTCCATTATAAAGATTATCAAACAATGACTGACTTGATACGTTCATTGGCTGACGTTGATACGTTGGTTGCAGAGGACTTCCGGCTGTACCCCGGTAAGGGTGACGCTCTGGCTTGGGATGATTTACCAGCACCGCAGGCGATTGGTATGTTGAAGGTAATCACTTGGCAGGAACCTTATCCAAAGCAGATTGAGTTTCTCATGCCCAGCAGTAAACAATCTGTACCTACAGATTTGCTTGAGGAAATGAATATAGATTGGCACACACCTCACGAAAGGGATGCAATTAAACTGGCTTTGTTTTATTCATTATTCAAAATGGATTATCAACAACATGAAGAAGTGCAAGAGGTACTGAGGAGGTGGGCAGATGCTCGCAAGAGGTCTGGACGTGCTTCCAGACGGAGCAAATTGTGAGGATTGTGATTTGATTGAACAACCTTTCGTAGGTAGTGTGGGTAATAAGGATGCAGATATAGCAGTTATAGGCAAGGCACCTAGTGCTGATGAAGTAAAGAAAGGTAAACCATTTACTGATAGAGCAGGTGAAATACTGAATGGAATCCTGAAAGAAGTAGGTATTGAACGTTCGGAATTATACATGACAAATACTGTATGTTGTAAACCTGAGGATAATCGTGACCCAAGGGCTAAGGAATACAAATCCTGTCACGGAAGAATGATAAATGAACTTGAAGAAGTTGATCCTGATATTATATTAATTATGGGTAATATACCTCTACGGAGTATGCTGGGTGAGACAGGAATTACAAAATGGCGGGGAGGTGTCGAAGAATATCCCGGTAAAGATTGGATTGTAATACCCACCTTTCATCCAGCATCTATACTTCGTAATCCTTCTTGGCGTGATGATGTTGTGGAGGATTTACGTCTGACAAAGAAAATTTCTGAGAGAGGTTTGAGTGTGCTGGAAGAACATGAACCTGACTACCAATGGCTCACTACAACCGAAGCTATGGTAAAACTAAGTAGAATGGACGAAGTGGTGGTAGACGTTGAAACAAGCTCAGAAGGAAGCTTACTGTGTATAGGGTTTGCTGATGTCAGATACCCGGATAAACAGTACATCATATCTTATGAGCACATTAATAGTAATCTCCAATTTAAGAATTACATGATAGCTCACAATATGAAGTTTGAAGCACAGGTATTCTGGAGGCACGGGATTGAATGCAACTTTACAATGTGTGATGATACTATGCTTATGCACTATGCTATGGATCCACGTAAAGGTCAGCATGGTCTTAAGAAATTGGCTAACAATTATTTTCATGCTGGAAACTACGATCAGGACATACAAGAGTACATTACTGAGATGGAAAAATGCCCTGAAGATCTGATGTTCCGATACAACGCACTGGATGTATACTTTACAGCCAAACTATACAACAAGTTTGTTGAGGAAATGTCTGAAAGAGAGCAATACGTTTATAATAGATTATTAATACCAACCATGCAAACACTGACTGAAATGGAGTACAAGGGAATACCGATTGATGTTGAGGAACTTGAACGTACTGAGAAATATCTGGATGGTAAACTTCATTCGATAACTGAGAGAATATATGAATTTGCTGGTAAGGAGTTTAACCTCAATTCGTGGCAACAGAAAGCCGAAGTGTTATACGAGGATCTGGAAATACCTATCCCCGGACGGCTGTCAACAGATAAAGATGCACTCGAAAAGATAAAAGATTATCATCCGATTATACCTCTCATGCAGGAGTATAACAAACTTAATAAATTACAGGGTACCTACATCAAGGGAATGAAGGAAAAACTAGATGAGGAAAATAAACTGCACACCAATTTTAATGTACATGGTACTGAGACCGGGAGATTATCGAGTAGTGGCCCGAACCTTCAGAACATTCCTAAACGTGGAGAACACGCTGGATTAGTTAAGAATCTATTTGTACCTGAAGAAGGTAAGGTATTATGGGAAGCAGACTTTTCGCAAGCCGAACTAAGGTGTTTGGCATACTATTCCAATGACCCTACACTGATGGAAACATTCCACAAACGAGATGATATTCATACTACCACAGCTGCTGGTATCTACGAAGTATCACCTGAAGATGTAACTGAAGAACAGCGTGACGTGGGTAAGACGGCAAACTTTGCAATTCTCTACGGAGTCAGTCCGCATGGATTGTCCAAACTATTGGATTCCTCCAAAGAGGAAGCCAAAGAAGTTATAAAAGGTTGGTTCAATCTGTACCCTAAAGCAGAGGAGTTTATGCGGGAGGTACAGGAGAAAGCACTTGAAGATGGATACGTCGACACACCGACTGGAAGGAGGAGATATTTTTACCCAGCAGGTAACAATACTGGTTTTATACGCAGGCAGGCAGGTAACACACCGATTCAATCACTGGCATGGGATGTAACTCGTGAGAGTATGGTTGATATTCATTTACAGGGATATGACATACGTCTGACGGTACATGACTCAGTTATAGGAATGTCGGACAAAGATGAATTTGATCCTTATCCGATAAAAAAGACCATGGAGGAATCAGCCAATGAGTTACTGAATCATAAAGTGCCTTTTGTGGTTGACATATCGGTAGGACTAAGTTGGGGAGATATGGAGGAATTAGACCTATGAAGATAACTGTATTTACCAAGAACAATTGTCCGGGTTGTAGGAAGCTGGAAAATTGGTTAGAGAACAAAAGACCGAATCTTGACTGGACTGAACATAACATAGATGAAGATGAGGAAGCATTTAATTATGTTATGTCTCTAAATGTGTGGTCAATGCCAGTCACTGAACTTGAAAATGGAGAACTGATTGTGGGCTTTGATGAACCCAAATTAAAGTCGAAGATATAAGGGGTAACGGTAGGCCCCCTTATTTTTCTTCGCTCAGAGAGGCGGTGAGCGTAACGGAAAGAATTAGTTTTGGAAATAAATGTTAGCAAAATACTAAGCCCTACGCGAGGTGTAAAAAGCCCCCGGTATCGAAGGGCCGGGGGCTTGACAAAGGAATTATATAGTTTTATAATATACTTAGTCTCTTAGCACTGCTTCATTTTATCTTCCTTTCAAGGTTTCCCCCACCTCCTCAGAGGTGGGGGTTTTCTTTTTATCTCTCTTCAGCAATTGTTTTTAATAATCCGTAACCTACTACATCTCTTGAAGGTACTTCATCCCATTCTTTTCTTTCCTCTTTCGTGGATGATGCAATCCTGAACAGCTTGTCCAGAACTCTCGCCACAAATAGAAGATCATCATATTGCTCAGGTTTTATCCCGTCTGGATAAAGTACCTTTAATATCTTCCCACTCTGGTTAAAAGAATCTCCATACTCCTGATTCTTTTTGTCCACCAATTCTCCAATCTCTTTCCCAAGATCAGCGTATTCTCCCATTAAATATCATCCAATTTAATATCTTTAGTCCAGATGATTTCCCCGTCCTCCATGGCTATTAACCACCATTCACTACAGGACTTCTTACCTAGAGTTTCGAGTGCCCACATATCATCAGTAACGGCTGTGCCATTCAGGAATATTTTCACATTATTCCAGTTGTGGGTTGCTTGGGTATGGAAGTGACCTAGCAGTACGTGGTCAAAATCCTCCGGCAATCCGTTGTACCAGTTCTGAATTCTCTTTTCAATGCCGTACCAAGGGATACCGTGATATGATCTGATAGAATATCCGTGATACAGTAAGAAGTCTTTATCCTGTACAGTCATGATGTCGTAAAATTCTTCAGAAGATTCAATGTCCACGTGATCGAGAGATTCGCAAGCCCACTTTAATGAATCATAATACTGTAAATCCCAATTATTCGCTTCGTGGGTATACTTACCGACTCTACCGTGATTACCTCTGACTCCTTTGAATTTTATTTTTAATTTAACCCCACCAAAAATGTTACGAGTTATTTCCACTAATTGCTGTACCTGTTTCCTTGCGTACCTCGCATCAGAGTCTGTATGATGAGGTTGTGTGGGGTAGATACTGTCTGCATCAATCAGATCTCCCAATCCAGCTATGTGGAGAGTGTCTGCCCCCACGTCAAGGCCTATATTCTCTGTCTCTTTTACGGCTTTTTCAAAAGCCAGAGCAGATTTTGAAGTATTAAAACTTTTGGTTTCTTTACCGTGGTGTAGATCACCTACACAAAGAACTAAATCTGTCATACTCGAATCATCCTGTACACACCCCTTAACGTATCCATATCAACATACGAACCCGGACATTGATTTGAGGAGTGTCCGGGTGCTTCATTATGACCTATTATTTTGGATGAACTGATACCGTAAGCACGTCCATATAATCTGAGTTCTTTCAACAACGAAAACATCTGTTTATGTGTGGCAGGTTCTTCGGCTAAATTGCCTATAAGACAGATCCCAACACTTCTTTGGTTATAACCACCTGTGTGGTAGTTGATATGTTTGTCAAGATTTGTTTTGAAACGAGTACCGTCTGGCGTAATGACCACATCATAACCTATACCCGGCCAGTCATGATAATTAATATGGTAGTTGGCGATAGACCAAGGACTATCGCCAACTGAGCCGGAGTGGTGGATAACTATACTGTTTATTGATGAGGTGGGTCTTTTTATCCAGTTTTTTGAAGGATGTTTTGGCAGGTATTTGACAACATCAATGCGACTCATTTAACCACGCCTTAATGTTGCTATGTACATACTGCCCTGCTCATCCCAATCAATTTTACAACCTAATGCTTCGGCAAAGAATCTGAGAGGAACCATGGTTCTCCATGTTAATTCTCCATTATCATCTCTTTGCTCTTCCATGAACGGGGGGATGTCCATTTCAATAACATCACCGTTAGATCTCATGAAAGGCTTACCTTCAAATCGACGTGACTCTACCCATTCACCGGGCTTGTCTATAAAAAACCTCAATTGTTGAGGTTCATACACTGCTTTAGCATTATTAAAACTGACCAAGCCGTAGCCGTATTCCTTATCCCAACCGCTGGGGCCAAGATCTGTGGATAGCATATAGAGGTGTTTGAGTACACCTTCATACGGCATATCTTCACGTAAACGTTCTTTGATTTGTTCCAGTATAAGTGCGAGAGCACCTGCTACATGAGGGCAGGACATACTTGTACCACTCAAATAGGCATATTCATTATCAAGAACAGGGGCATAAACTTTTACGCCCGGACCACTTACTTCTACTTTACCTCTAGCAGAGAATTGAGCAACCTCTTTTTCGTTACAGATTGCTGATACACTGACAGATTCATCTATCCATGCCGGATAGTTAGGGTCACTAACTTCTTCATTGGGATTACCATTGTTCCCGGCTGCACAAATAGGGAATACACCTTCATCAACAGCGTATTGAATGGCTTCTTCGAGGTCAGGGTGATTTTCTGGTGCCCCTAAACTCAAGTTTATAATATCTGCACCGTTGTCGACTGACCATTTTATTGCTTCTACTATACTCTCCAGACTACCTCTACCGTCTGAATCTAATGCTTTGACAGCGAGGATATTCGCTTCAGGAGCTACACCCGGTACTTCTTCACCTGAACCAGCAGCAATTCCTGCAACATGAGTACCGTGGTAGTGCTCGTCCATGTAGTCAGGTTCTGAATCCACGAAACTTTTTCCGTCTACAACCCTATCCCGTAGTTCTCTATGGCTGTAGTCCACCCCAGTGTCAATTATCGCTATGGTTACACCTTTCCCTGTATAACCTTTCCTCCACATGTCCTTAGCACCTATTAATTTAACTCCCCAAGGGAAATAATTCTCAGGAACACTACTAACAGTGGATTCAATTATTGGTTCGGGTATTTCAAATATCATCAATTATCCCCTTCCCACTGTTCATGTTCTTTCTTCAGAATTCTTAGTGCTTCCTTCAATATTTCGGGTATTTTCACACCTACTACACTCAAATTTTCCAGTATTGAGATTCCCTCACGAGCGATAAGCCAGAATATAACTGCTGTCCGCACCATAGGGTCGTCAAATTCTATTACTATATCCAGTAAATGTCCGATAGATACAAGTATTAAGATACCTACCTTACGAATTACTCCGTAAAGGTAAACATCTGAACTTACATCTTTCTTTTTAAACGCTGCCATAACACCTGTTAATAGGTCAAACGCGATAAATATCAAAAGAACCTGTAACATCATATCCCATCCGCCAAACAGGTACACGGCAGCTGTTCCTAGAGCTGCTATTATGCTGTTAAAAGCACATTCCCAATCCATTACTTGGCCTCCTAGAACAGTTCTACTTTATTCTACCATGTTAATTAGTGCTAGTCAAGGAATCTTGTACCAAGTCCTTGATGTCTTTCCAAATCTATAAGACCTCTAGCTGCCGTTGGTACACTTTGATGTCTTTGGTATTCTACTACTTCTTCCAGTTGTTGTATCCTATCTCTCAACATATCTCTTCGCATTGGATCGGTTTCCTGTAAAATCATATGTCTCAGTATTTGCAGTTGTACGTTCGGAGACTCCAATCGGTTATTTAACATATGTTCATCAATTACTACACCTTCTTCATCACCCCACGAATACACATCCATTAGAGATTCATCATTACCATGTACGTAAAGGTCAACTAGAGCTTCATCAACACGTTCCACCGCTTCATTGTAAAGTCTGCTGGCTTCTTTTCTTCCTGTTGGATCGTAAGATTCTGGATCCATTATCCTTTGAAGTGCAGGAACCTCAACACCGCCCGGCAATTCACCCTGCCTTAAAGGTCTGGCGATTGCGGAAGGCCCAAAGGTGGACATAGTGTGACCAGCAATCTGCCCCAAACGTCTACGCATCTCATCAGGAGCGTCTGGGTCTCCAGCAGCCATTTGCGGTACCTCTCCAGCTGCCTGATAAGCACTGCTAACAATACCGAACCCTTCGGGCATAAGATCACCAAATGTTGGCCCGGCTGCTATCCCGGAAAGTCCATACAATCCACCATCCTGTAGACCTCTCGCAACATCACCCCACATTCCGAATCCACCTACCCAACCAAGAGAATCGAGGTAAGTTTCGGCAAAGCCTTCAGGTCTATCTCTACCAGATATAAGATCACGAATATTCCCAACACCATAACCCAAAGCAGGTCCTATAGTAGCGTATGTTATGAAAGGGGCAACACTCCCTTCTCTCCCTCCTGTCTCTACATACTTTTGGGATTCTCCAAGAACGTGGTCTTTGATAAATTTAGTTTGACGATAAATAAATCTAGAAAACTGTGAAAGTAACTTACCTGTTTGAGACTGTGTCCATAAAGGCATATCTAGAATACTTCTTGGGAACTGAGTTTCATTAAGTACATAAGCACCTAATTTTAACTGCTGCTCATTAGTTAATGAACCTCTACTTATAGCGTCGGCTGCATCTATACCCGCATTTTTCAATACTCTTTTAGTATTTTCCACATCAATTCCCTGATGTGCTTTCTGTACAATTTCAGGACCCCAAATTTTTCCACCTGCATATCCGGCAATCATTTGGTTATTGCTTTCAATTGCTGAAAACTTACCTTTTTGCATCATAAGTTCCGCAAGACTTTTCGACGACTTTTCGTACCAAGTGCCGGGTATATAACTACTATCAAGAAGGTTAGAATAAAATTCAGATACCTGATCTCTAGTTAGAGCACCTGCTTTGCTTGCAAATTCCTGAACTTCCTTAGGATTTTTAGCCAATTTTCTAATAGCTTCTATCGTAGTTTTTGCTCCTGTTATAGAAGCTGTATTAATTGACTGAGTAACATTTGAAATTGCCGAAAGACCCATAAGACGAAACACGTTCAGGTTAAGAGCAGTAGCAACTAAAGGACTGATCTCTGGTTTTTGAGCTCCTGTCACCCTGTTTATGGCTTCTTTAGCGTACTGGTATGCTGAATCTCCATGTTCAGCTCTAAGTTTTTGAAGAGCACTATCTATACCAGTGAATGCTCCTGATGCAGGATCGAAAGGCCCTAAAGCCCTGTGTGCTGCAATTACATCAGAAGCTTCATTAATGTGTAATTGAATGGCTTGATTAGGGTCCAGTAAAAAATCATCTGGTACTTCCAACTCCCGGAATATATTACTTCTGGGATACTGGAAGGAACCTTTCTTGTGAGCTACACCTCTTATCTGCCTTTGAGAAGCACTCTTTAATGATTCAAATATTTTCTGTTCTGATAATTTGGGATTCGCTTCTTTGAATGCTATAACAGCACTTTTGGCTTTATCCGATAAACCATCAAGAGTATTAACATCCATAAATTCTCGCATCAAATTAACATCAAATTTACGGGGAAAATATTCTTGAATTAAATCTTCCTGAGTAAAGTGCCCTGTTACCTCACCAGTTTTTTGACTTAATTTAGGTACTCCACTTTCAATACTCATTTCTCCAGTAAAGTCCACAATATTTTTATATGCTTGTGCTATTTCAGTTTCTTCTGGCGTCAAATCATCCGCAGTTAATTTACCTTCAAGAAATTTTTGTGCTTTTAACTGCTGTTTACGTGTGGCTTGTGCTATCACAGGTTTGCGAAGTTCCTGCGTCAGACGTTCCTTCATAGTATAGGAAACGTTATCGACGTGCCTCACTTTATGTGCTATTTCTCTACCGCCATCACCAAGAGCACGTAAGTTTTCCGAAACTGACCCCCAATACTTACGAATTTGTCCTGCCAAACCTTCAAATCCCCGCTGTAGTTCGGTAGGGTCTCCGGGTTTTTGCAGAGTATCCAGTAAATAATTGTGATTTGCAAAAGTACTATCTACTTCGATAATATCTTGTGCTATCCCCGGCTGTGAGAACACCTTGGAAAGGTGGTCAATACTGGTTTCCATTTCAATCCTTTCAGCAGCTTTTCTACCTGCTTCAAGGACATCATCACCTATGGAAAATGATTCACCTTTATATTGAGAAAGCAACTGTTGTGCCGTTTGCGGATCAACTTCATTCCTAACTAACCAAGCAGCTTGCTGAGAAGCTGTTCCTTCTATCGGAAAATCACGGCCTACTTCTCTCAGTTCTTGAGGGTATTGTCGGGCTTTATCCAACATGGTTCTAGTTGTTTCAGTTTTCGGATGTAAACGTGTTGGAGCACCTTTTTGGAATAATCTACCCAAAGCCATAGTGTCAGCTTCTGTAGCAGGTGCTGCCTTACCCGCTAAACCGTATTCTCTACCTAACCTTGTAGGAGCACCTTTAGGTACACCAGACACACGGCTGCGTAAAAATTCCGGTACTTTTTCTCTGGCAGCGTCCGCTTGTGTGGCTGCTTGTCCTGCTTTTTGGGCTGCTCTCTGCCCCAAGAAACTCTGCACACCTCCGAGAGCAGTACCTATAGTAGCAGAAGTGAGTACATTACGTACCGCCTGTGAAGCAGGCATTTCCTCATCCCGTGCTCTATGGGCAAGTAAATCCATAAGGTTATATGTCGCACTGGTTCCAGCTGCTCTGGCTGCTCCAAGACCAAGGCCTTGTGCTGTAGTTAATGTTTGTCCGGCTGCCGAAGCAGCTTTTGCACCGGGTGCTAGCATAGCAGGAAGAGCTGCCCCACCAGTCTTAGCTGCTAATGCTATAGGTGCTATCGAACCAAGTAACTCCCAACCGGGTCTGCCTTCTTCACCCGCTAGACCCATAGTTGCACCATGTAGAATACCTTGTAGAGCGGAAGGGGTTTCTTGCTGCTCATGTTCCCTTAAAGTTTGCTCCAGTATAGGTCGAGCATCCTGCTGTACTGGTGAGGGAGGTAAACCTTCAGGTTGTTGGTGCCCTCTACCTTCAATCATCTGTCCGAGGAGACCACCGCCCTGCTGTTGTCTTTCCTGTATTCTATTTTGTAAGAAAGAACTACCTTGCTGACGTTCCTGTATTCTTTGTTGTAGAAAAGACATTTAAGTTATTCCTCCTGTCCTCCCACCAATAATGTTTGCAATAACTGAGGAATCGGTGTCTCCATAAAATATTCGAGTCTTCCAATATCACCTTCCATTAAACCTTTTGTTCTTTCAGGATCCATACCTATCATTTGTCCTGCTCCTTGGAATAAACCTAGAAGACCGCCAAGTTCTGTATAATCGTCTAATGCTTCTTCAGAAGCCATACCTACTTCGTCTCCGAACTCACTTTCTATTACTCTGAGTATATTATCTCGCTCAGCCATAATTGAGGAAGCTTCGTGCATTAATCCTTCATTCTGAAATTGCATTGCGTAGTTATCTATCATTGATTCAGCATTTGCCATAAATTCATCTTCTTCATCAGCAGTCATAGCCATACTTCCAATAGGACCTAACAAATCACTGGCTAAAGCATTCGCAGTTAAATTGCTGAGTCCATAATCTTCTTCTAAATCCTCTGCTTTTGCGATTACCTCTGGATCGTTGGCAGCCATACCAGTAAGTTCCTGATATTCCATAGTTTTGGAACCTGCTATTTCGTCCATCATACCTTCCATTGGGGTTCCTTCGAACATACCACTTGCTGCTTCAGGTATCTCACCTGTCATACCAGCCATTCCCATAATTGCATTAACCATCTGATTCTGCTGATCCATAGCCATCTGACCTTGCCTTAAACCAAGTTCCTGCTGAAACTGGTGATCTTGTTGAGCCATTTGCTGAGCATCCATAGTGGGTTGACCCATGTATTGACCAAGAAGTTCACCTTCACGAAGTCCAAAGTTCTGCTCGAATTGACGTACATTCTCCAAAAATTGCTGCATCTGTAAAGTTGGGTCACCTTCGTACATACCAGTTAATTGAGCTTCTTCAAGCGGGAGCGTCTCATCAAACTGACGCATCTGTTCCTGAAGCTGACGATCTCTCAAGTCATGATCGGCAGCTGCTGTAGTTCCTCTAAGTAATTGGTCCATCCATTGTTGCTGAGCACGTTGGTCCATTTCTTGAGCGGTAAGGCCCATTTCCTGCTCCCACCTACGCATTTGTTCCTGCTGGCCAAGTCCCTGCATTATTGGGTCGGCTGCTCCAAGAGCACGTTGCAATTCAAAATCTCTTGCTCTGGCTGCTTCATCGGTCATTAATTGTGCTTGTTGCAGTGCTAACGGTATTGCATCAGCGTGAGCTTCTGCTTGTATTTGATCGAGTAAGTGAGTTATATCCCCCATTGCACCGCGTTCGGCTGCTGCTGCTGCACCAGAAGCACCCATTCCACGTCTGGCCCAATCTTGTTCAAGGCCGTGAAGCATACCTCTACCTTCTCGCATAGCAGCTTCTTGTCTCTGGTCAACTGCTGGCTGCATCTGCTCCTGCATGGTGGTTATAAGATTAACTAATTGTTCGGGGTCCTGAAATTGTGGTTGAACCTCACCGCCAACCTGTCCAATCTGGTCAGCTAAAGCCCGCACCTCGTCAAGTGTAAATTCTCTTTCTGTCTCTGGTTCTGGTATTTGAGTTCCCTCAGGTCTCTGACCGTATATTTGTTGCACCAAACGATTTAGTGATTGAGCGTCCTGACCTGTTGCACCGGGTACTC